AGGGTACCATTCTCTTGGATCCAAATTCGATGTGATCCAGATCCTGCTAGCTGACAACACTGTACTTGATCCTTTAACTTCAACAATGACCGGGTATCGATCCAACCATCGGAGCATATGAGCGATGTCGATTCCACCTCGAAATTCATCGATGACCACATTGACGTGACTTCGGTAACCGTCCCAAAACTTGGTTCTAGGATCCTTAGGATAAGCTTCCATGCCGGCCTCTTCCCAAGCTCTTCTCGACTTGCCAGTACCAGTTGCACCCCAGTAAACTGAACAGGTCCGCTCCATAGCCAATGGTTGTAGATGGTCTTGGCCAATTCTTCGCAGTTGATTGTAGCAACGAACGAATACATCACTCGGTACTTCAGTAAGGTCGCCGCGAATAGCGGAGTGTCGAACGGCGTCCCAATCAGTCTTTCGGTTCCGTCGAAAAGGTTTTGCTCCAAGTTCGAACTGTGTACCTTCGACTCTTGTGTCTTCTTTCCAGACATAGGCGTCGGCTGCTTCGCTTCTTGAGAGTTCAACATGGGTCTCTTCTCCAAAAATGGATTTGAGCTTGGGTCCTCTACACTTTCCTGTGACGACGAGTAACTGCCAGTGGAGGAATCCAGAAGCCGCTGTTTCAAGCTGGCCTTTGACGTAGAGAACTGACGGCGGAAGGTAGGGCGTGAACGTGTGAGCAGGCAAGGTGAGCATCCAGTAGCGGCCTTCGAGCGAGGACAAGGCGTTTCGGGGCATGACATTGATAGTGACGTCTCCATGCCCTCTTTATATAGATTATAGGCCATGATACGCCCTACCGCCCGACGCGTGGTCGGCGCATGGCCGAGTGCCCCTTCGGCGCGTGGCCGACTAAGCCTTGGTTAATGTGGATCGAGATCGGTGAAAAAAGTCAGATCGAGGTTCGAACTTAGGACCTTAGGGTTAGTTAGGGTTTAGGGTTAGGATTAGGTAAGCTTAGGATTAGCGGTCAAATTAAACCCCCGCCCAAAAAGCATATTTACTATATTTACAGCGACTCGCAGGGCCCCCCGGGGAGGGGGTGCGGGAGCCTCTAGCCCGGCGGTGGCCGCCGTTGCTTCCAGCGTAGCGGTGGTTGCTGTAGTAGAAACAAAGTGTCTTGGGAGACACCAGTATTACCTACTACAGCAACGTCTCCGTCGCCCACGGCGACTCCAGGGGGAATTTATTCCCCCTCAAAGGGGTTTGGGGTTTCCCCAAGATGGCCAAATGGAAGTATTGGTTAGGCAGAGCTGCAGCCGATACACTGGGCTATGTGGCAGGAAATACATATGGAGCAGTAGGCGCAGATATTCTTTACCAAACAATGGCTAAAAATGGCAAACCCCTTAGTCCACCAATTACCCCTCGAAAGCCTGCCCACTTACGAGGAAGACGGACAAGCAAGGATTTCAAGAATCACCAGGATCGATATCGTGCGGTGGGTTACAAAGGTAAGTTGCGCCGTACTTCTAAGCGCCGTGGTGGTGATGATGATTACTATGCTAGTGGTAAGCATCGTGGCAAAAATCACCGACCCAAGCGGGCCAAAGTAGCAAAGCTACGACCAGCAGTGAAACGCGCTATTAAGCAGATGCTTTCTCCTAGCGACATTACTGGGCGAATGCGAAAAAAGGTAGTGTCGCGGTTGTGGTTTGGAGGGACAAATGATTTTGCTACCGGGAACTATGACAACAAACAAAAGGTAGAATACCTGTCTGTTCCTTTTGCGTTTACACCTGCTAGCTTTATGGAAGCTGCATCGATTTTGTGGCATAATCTGGATGCTCCTTCTTCGTCTACTCCGTCTGCGCCTACGAATTCGAATTTCCATGAAGAGACATTCAAAATGACGGTTATAGACTCAAGTGTGGATGTGACGTTTAGGAACAATTCTAAACGTACTTATATTATGAAGTTGTATATCATACAACCAAAGAAGGTGGCCGCACTTGAACCTAAAGGCGACTTGCTTGCCCAACTGGAAGAACAAAAAGAAGACACGGTTGTCGGACTTGGTATCGGACAGAACGTGTATAGTGTCAATTACGAGAAACTTGGATTGGCACCTGAACATATACCAGGATGGAACAAGAACTGGTCTTATGAATGCGTGCATATTACTTTGCAACCTGGGCAAACATATGTGTATCGCATTCAAGGACCTAAGTGGATGGAAGTTGATTATATGAAGTTTTTGAATGGAGGTGTCTACATTGAACAACAGAAGTTCATGCGGTATATGATGTGTGTTTATCATACTGATTTGATATCCACAACTGGAGCTGGATCAACTGAAGGTACTCAAGGTTACTTCTGTGAAAGAGGAGATATCAATCCTCTTCAATATGATGGTCATGGAGTGTTGGTTGACCAAACGTTTCATTACCATTTGAAGATGCCTGAACAAACTGGATTCCAGTATGGAGCTGGTACTGTTGGGCAACAAAAACTCAATAAGCGTCGCTATGCTTATGCCTACTTGGATTATATTCCAGGAGCTGAAGGCACTATCATCAGAGTTGATGATGAAGCCGGTGGTGGACTAGTAACAAACTAAAGAAAATGAGTTATATTAAGACGTCTCAATAAAGCTCTCTTCGTTTCTTCATCTGCTAGAGGGTACCATTCTCTTGGATCCAAATTCGATGTGATCCAGATCCTGCTAGCTGACAACACTGTACTTGATCCTTTAACTTCAACAATGACCGGGTATCGATCCAACCATCGGAGCATATGA